GTAGTTGCAGCAGTAGGTGGGGCATTATTAACAGCTTGTTTTGTGTCTGTGGGATCAATATCTTATAGAGGTAGGCAATCGAGAGATGATCTTGTGCGAAATACAACAGCTATAGAATTATTAACAACAAAAATAGATGATATGCACGATGACATGAAAGAGGTTTTTCATCGACTAAAAGAGGTAGAGCTTGCTGTTGTAGAAATTAAGCCAAGAAGATAAATAATGTTTAAAGAATTAATTTGGGTTAAAGAAAACTCACTAAGTAATGTTTTTTGCAATCATTTAATAGATAAATTTGAAAAAGATCCTAATAAACAAGATGGGATGGTTAATACTCTTAAACCAAGACTTGATAAAAAAGTAAAAATAACAAAAGAAGCGACTATATCACAAAGTCTAGATTGGAAAGAAGAAGATAAAATATTGTACAAAGCTTTAAGTTTTAGTCTAGAGGAGTATAGTACAAGTTTAGTAGATATTGGAAATAATATATTGTTAGCTAAATACAACTCAGATGATGGTCGAAAACTGCACCCTGCTAATGGTTATGACATAAGAGATACTGGTTATAAAGTTCAAAAATATGAACCAAATTGTTTTTATAATTGGCATCACGATTGGGATATGGATCGTGGTTGGGCAAGAATGTTTACTTATATTTGGTATCTAAATACTATTGACGAGAAAGATGGGGGTTGGACAGAGTTTGTAGATGGTACAAAAATACAACCTAAAACTGGTAGTATTCTATTTTTTCCAGCAACATGGACTTATGTACATCGTGGTTATACAACAAAAGTTCCTAAATATATAGTTACTGGTTGGATTTATGCACAACCAACAGAATAGCCTCTTCCTTTATGACCAGAAGAAGAGGCTATAGCTCTAGATGGATAGGTTGAGCTACTATAAGACTAGCAACTATATAATTTCTATGCTAAAAATTATTGAGCCTATTCTTTTTGCGTTTCTTCGTGGAAAGGCAATAAAAAAACTCGCACTTGATATAGTACGAGCTATGGTTAAAAAAACAGATAACACAGTAGATGATCGTCTATGTGATGTATTAGAAAAAGCTTTGTTTCCGGGCAGATAAATTACTTTTTACCGCCTTTCTTCTTTTTCTTTTTCTTTCCCATTCCTGTTCCGTAATGTCCGGGCATAGTGTGTAAGTGTAACTAAGCTAAGTATAGCTTTGTTGCCTTATTAAACCAGTACGCTAGTCTTAGGTTGGAGGGACTTGTAATGAAACTTGTAATGCCTTGGTCTAACTGGTTTAATAAACAAGCCAAAAAAAGGCGCAAAGTAGAGCCTTGGGTTTTAGCTGACGTAACCTTAGAAGAAGAATTACACGTTGAAATATTTTTGCGTCATATAATAGAAACACTTGATCCTAACGATATACCAGATCTTTTAAGTGCTTTTGCAAAAGAAAATTTTAGGTTGGTAAAAATAATAAATCAAGCTGGAGATCATATTGACAAAATAGATCCTAGATCTTCTTCTCCCAAAAATAAGCGCAATCCTTCGCCCAAACTCCCCCACTAGCTTTACCTTCTGGCATACCAAGGCCACATTCTGCTTTTATTACTAGATGGTGTATGCAATCTATACATAAAGGATGATCTCTACTCATACATCTAGCATCTGCATATAAATATTCTGCTTCTATAAGGGCAGCCTCTAATTCTTTAGCTTCTAATGGTAAATTCAATTTACCTTTTTTTGTTTTTATTTTTACTCTCCATACTGTTGGCTCTTCTTCATAGAGAACCATGCGACCAGCATGATACCTAAGAGAAGCCATTTGTGTATTTATGCCTCGTAATCATCAGGTGGAGGACTTAACCAATATCTTGTACCATTTATAACTCTAAATACATGATTACCGCAACATACAATCTCTCCTAAGTTTTTCTGCTGCTGCTTGCGCTTCTGATCGTGTCTCAAATGTTCTGCTGAGATAGACAGTTTTTCCGTCATAAAACCAACCTTTGAATTTATATGTAAGACCATAATATATTGGCTGGACTCCAAAATGACCTTTGCAGGCTAAATGTGTGACATACAAGATTTTTTATGATTTTTATATCAATTCGTAACTACAGTCTTTCCATCTAGCCTTAATATATTTAACAGCTTTAGCTTGTGTTTCTGCTTGTGTAGATAATTTCATTGGTGCAGTTCCTATTCCTATTCCTTTGACAATAAAAGTAAATTTTTTTGTTTTTTTATCTTTTTTTGGTCTTGTAACACCTTCCATATCAGGTGTCATTGCCAGTATTTCTTTATCCCTAAAATTCTGAGATTGCATTTTCAGCTTCCTCCTGTTCTTTATCAGTAAAATCTCTAATTAACATCTTTGCAACCTTATTTACGTTGTAGTTATGTTTCATAATA